TGGGATAGTGTTGTTTTTACAGGGAATACGCCCGTTGCTTGTTCTTGCTATACTGATAAGCGGTCTCTCCGATGACCTTGCCATCCAACACGGATTGCACCGTAATGGTAAAGTTCTGACCCATCGTTGCCGCTATGCTGTTGAGCGCCCCAGACATACCAGACTGAGATCGTCCTAACCCGGAAGACGCAAAGTCTACGTTTGCCGTGCCGAAGTTCATGCCATTCTTCACCCGGTCGGTAATGTCTTGCACATCGGACATAAGACCGGGAAGCCCCGCCTCCAAGCCCTGACCACCGCCTTCCATGACATACTGAAATACCTGCTTTGACCACTTAGACGGGGAATGTTCGTCAAATCCGTCAGACCCAGTAAACCAATTCTTGATCGTGTCAACCACGCCAGCCACTTTATCCTTCAGCCACCGAACCTTGTCGGAAATACCATTCCATAAACCCATAAGAAGGTCCTGACCAACTTGCCGCATTTGCTCTGGAATACCTTTGAGCCAGTCAACAGCAGTCTGCGCCGCATTTGGAATGGTCTCTGTGAAAAAGGTTACAATGGCGGAAACTGCACCTGATATCGTTTCCTTAATGATTTGCCAAGCAGACTGCACCATATTTCTGAAGTCTTCGTTTGTCGCATACAGAACGCCAAACGCCGTTACAAGCGTTCCGATTGCAGTCACCACAAGCGCAATCGGGTTTGCGTTCATCACGGTGTTCAGGGCGGCTTGCGCTTTCGTCATAGCTGCCTGGGCAAGCTGTGCCAGTGTCATTTTCCCCGTAAGCAAGGCAACGACAACCTCACCGGCTTTCATCGTGCCATTCAAGGCCGCCTGTGCGAGATTTGCCTTTCCAACCTCCATAGACAGCAAGGAGATTGCCACCTGGGCCTGCTGGAAGCCCTGAACCGCCCCCTGAATCGCCATACCGGCCTTTAGTGACACAAACGCTCCTGCCGCTGTCGTAATAATGGGAAGCAGGTTTTGTATCGTAGCAATCAGATTCTGCCCTGCCGTAACCGCATTTGAAAAGCCTGTTGTAATCGTCTGTGTAAGTCCTTCCCAGTCAACCTGTGCGGTAAAGTTTTGAACGGAAGCCGTCATATTCTGGATCATGGGCGTGACAACATCCAAAATGGGATCGCCAAACGCCGCTTTTAGCTGCCGCCACGATTCTTTCAGGTTTCCCAGGACATTTTCCCAGCCGTCAGCTTCACGGGAAGCCTGCCCAAGTGCGCCGGAAAGGGCCTGCGAGTCTTCCACCATCTTCAAAAGTGTTTCCTGCTTCTGGATCTCCGTCAGGTTATTGAACTTTTGCCCAAACAGCTCCATAGCCGCCGCATTTCGGGTGGTTTCTGTTGCGGACAGGCCCAGGGCAGCGTCATTTTCATAATTGCCCTTCAAAAAGGATTGCAAGGTCTCTGTCGCCTGTTCCACACTGGTGTCATAATATGCAGCGGAGTCTGCGGCAGCTCTCAAGGCCCGTTCCATCAGGTTCATGCTCTCTGTTGCGTCTCCGCCAGAAGAACGAGCAAACGCATAGATCTTGCTTCCCAGTGTATTTAATCTCGTCTGTAAAATCCCGGATTCCTGCGCTACCCGCCCGATTGCCTCTGTTGCGGTGTCCTGCATATCTCCAAATGTCTGTGAAAACGCGCTGGCCTCTGCCCTTACTTCCGCCGCAGCGTCTACGCCCACCGTTGCCAGGGCCGTGGAAACCGTTGTCACAACAGCTCCGATCCCGGAGACCGCCTTCACAACTGTGCCAACACCAGATTTCAGCTTTGAAAATCCAGACGATGCACGTTTGATTCCATCCTGAAAATCGCTGTCATCAATAGAAATCTTGCAGTAAAGGTCCAGTAAATTCAAGTTAGCTCACCTCCTTCCCTGTCAAATACCCGGCCCTGTACATCTGATAAACAAATTCGCACG